TATAGGTGCTTGTCGTGGTGTTGTAGTTGCTGTCGTTATCGAAGCCTAAGACGGAAGTATCAGGAAACGAAACCGGCACCCACTGACTGGGGTTTGTAATCGTGGTCTGGTTGGTGTTCTTACTGGCTAAGAACTGCCCAGCGGCTTCGGCGGGGATGCGTTCCGATTCCGTGGAGAGCGTCATATAGAGGCTCCCAAACAAATCCGAAGCAAAGAAGTCCGAGCTGTATGTGAAGCCGTTGGTGCGGATGATGAGGTCGACCAATACCCGGAGCTTCATCGCGGGCTTGAGCATCTCCGCATACAGTCCGTTTATGCTGCTGTCCGGATTGCGGAGACCGAAGTTGTATTGTGCCGCAAGCGGTTGCTGGTTTGTCGTTAGGCCGTGGTCGGCAAATGGAACAATGATAGTTCCATCGGGTACCTGGTCGCCTATGCTAATACTCTGATTTAGGTCCTGCGAGTTGATGACATTGGCGGCGGTGTTGTTGTAGTTGTAGTCGGTGGTGTAGTCGTTACCATCGAGGAAGGCCGCCTGAAGCAACTTGGAACCCATCTCCGCGAACAGGTCGGCCACGTCACCCAATACGTTCACCTCGTAGACCTGAGCCATGAGCCTTACGGCCCGGAGTTGCATTGCCCCCCGGATGACCTGAACACCGTCCTCGAAGATGAGCACCTCCGTCTTCTGCGTCGGGTCGAAATCTCCATCCGTCAGGGTCACCTCGTAGAAGTGCGCGAAGAAGACATTATTCCTATCGGTAAACGGCAGGCGGAAAGTCTGCGAGTACGGCGCGTGTCGTTGCATCGTCTCCCCCGGCTTGGCTACAGCAAGATTCAAAGAGATGGACGGCGTCCCCTCAAGGTCGAGGGTGGACTGCGCTTGGGTGTCCTGGTCGAGGGCTACGAGGCGAATCACTTGAGGCGGGGACGGTTGCTATACTGCAAGGTGAAGGAGTAGGTGATGAGCTTCTCGTTGACTTCCGTCTTGAACAGATACTCCGAGTCGGTGACGGTGCAAGGTATCACCTCGTTGCCTTGGACGATGAATACCGAGCGGGAGACGGCAAGATCGCGGAGGTGGTCGGCGTACCCTTCCTCTATGTAATCCGTTGAAACCTTCGTCTGCCTCTCAGCCTTTATGGCGGTAGTGGTGACGCCCCGTTCCCATCCGTTGTAATTCCAATCAATGAGGCCGGTCACGCTGTCCCAGTTCCCTCGTGGGCGGTTGTATTGGCTGCGTTGAATATTGCGTAGGCTCTCCTCGCTGCGCTGGTCGAAGTTGAACGTATCCCATCCCCCGTGACGGTTCAGGAAGAGAAGCTGAAGGCGGGGGTACTTACTGCACCCGTTATCGATGGTGAAGCGGTGGACGACGCTGACCTGGTTGGCTTCGAGGACGGAAGCAAACTCCGACAGATAAACCTCGTAATATGAGAGGTTGACATCGGAGAAGATATCCGCGAGTTGAGTATTGAAGGCAGCGGCGGCGTGCTCGGATAGGTTGGCCGGACCGACACCGATAAACTGCACCGCCTGCGAGTCTGTCGAGGGTGTGGTGTTGCCGCCTATAACGTCAATATCCAAGACGGCGGTATTGATGATAGTACCATCGGCTTCGTATCCACGCACGACAACATACTCGGCCTCGCTGGATTGCATACCCCAAGCAAGCACAGAGGCCTGGTCAATTCCGATACGGTGCTCCCGTGCGTCGCCGAAGGTCAACGTCGACTCCCTGCCGAGGTTGGGCGCAGTGCTGAGGAAGTTGTCGGTGCGGGCTGTAGGTTGGAAGCTCCCGTCGCCCCGTGCGTATGCGTCGCCGTAGTTTTGGAACTCATCACGGAAGGCGAAGAGCGTTGTCGTCTCGGCGGGCGATTGTGGCAAGGTCTCGGTAGGATCGGCGGTGGCGCTTGTGGCGCTCTCAAATCCCAGCTCCAGAGTAAACTGTGCGGCTACGTTGCGGTCGCTACTCTCTCCGATGACGTTGGCCGGGCTGTACCCCGTCCGCCCCAAGGTGAGGATGTTGCCCGTGGTGGCGTTGCTGTTGACTACGTTGGCGCCGATGTAATCGTCACAGACGCGAGAGATATCGAAGACGGCGGAGAGGTTGTCCGAGGCCAGGGGGTGGGTCTTTAGCTTGGCGAGCTGGTCCCCGTTGCGGTTCTTAATGACCAAGATAAACCGGTACTTAAAGAACGGCCCCGCTGTCGTTTCCCGGACCTGTATGATGAGCGGCTCCGCCGTACTCTGGAAGTCGGTGGTGCTGGGTATATAGTCAAACTGTGCCGCCATCTTTTAGGAGCTTTGTAATTGCGTTCGCGATGTCATCGCCGACGGCCTTCTCCAGTTTCGCGTTGTGCTTCTTCAGGGTGCGGTCGTAGGCGTTCGTGAAGAAATAGGACGGACGTATTCCGGTTTGATATATAGAGCGCGAGATGGCGAACACCATCGACTTGCGTGAGGCAAACCTACCGCCAGCGCCACGGGGTGCAATTCCTTTCTTGACGACCCATTTATCGATAGAGGGACGGAGGCGCCCGGAGGGGCCTGTTCCCGATCCAAACCGAAACGGCGAGCGCGGAGCCTTGGCCGAGGATAGCGCACCCTTTACGCCTTCGTCTACGAATTGCCAATAGTCAGCACCGGGGAAGCTGAAGCGTAGGTCCAGACTCTTCTCATTGCGGGCGACGCTCTGCTCGTATCGGATGGAGTTGTACAGCTTGCCCGTGACGACCTTACCGCGTGACTTGAGCGAGATGCGGGCGCGGCGCCTTACCTCTTTTCCAATCCTCCCCAGCTCCTGCATGGAGTTGGTCATTGGCACGCGGGTTCCGTCTATGGTGATGTAATCCTTCACGCTCTAAAATAGAAAGCCCCGCACTAAGCGGGGTCTCTCTTTGTATATGAACCGGATTACATCGCGTCAACGTGAGAATCGCAAAACTTGATAAAGCCACGGTTCAACAACTCTTGAAGCATGGCGCCTTCAACCATGTCCTCTTCTTCAGTCAAGGCAACATATCCTTTCTTTTGAAACTCCTTTAAGCAGGAGAACAACATTGCGGTAGTTTGCTTGGCGACTGCGGCTTCGACGGGGTTGAGTTGCTTGTTCATGATTGCTTTGTTTTGCCTTGTTTGATGTCTCAAAGATAGGCACAAAGATTAAACCACCAAACAAATAAGCAAATTATTTTCTCCCTTATGCGAAAGCCGCCGCGCAAAGGTCGAGGGTATTGGACGTCTGGAGCTGCACCGTACCCACCCATCCCGTGAGCAGGTTGTCGAAGCGAGCGGTGAACGGTTCGCAGTCGACAGGGAGAGAGATACGGACGTCACGGTCGACGTCGCTTTGTGCGCTCAAGACCTGGGCGTATTGGCTCACGATATCAATGAGGGTGCGCAGGGTATCCGAATACTGCTCCTGTGCGTCCGTCTGTCCGGGGAGTATCATATCCATGACAAGGATATCCAGCGAGTACGTCAGGATGCCCTTGTCGATGCTTGCGCCTGAGATGTCGGCGTAGCAGATGGGGTACTTGTTGCCGGCTAGCTTTTGAATGTCGACCTCTGACATCTCCCCTTCCTTGAAAGAGTTAATGAAGCGATGGTCGAGGGCAATGGTGCCAAGCTCGTCGATGATTTGGTTTACTGTTCTCATACGTTCAATTTTTGTTTTTCCAGAAGCGCCCGATCCTGCTCATAGGCGAGCCATGCGAGGGCCGTTTCGAGGTGAGTCCTTTCGACCTGCGGTAGTTTAGTAATGTCCTCCCCTGCGAGATGTACGAACGTGGCGAACCATCCGTATTTCTCGGATAGCTTGGATCCTTCACCGCCTTGGAATAGCTGTCCAAAGCGTCGACTAATGCCCTCCCGGTACGCAAAAAAAAAGCGGCGGCACCTAATGCGTGCGCCATCTTCATCTCCCGGAAAAACTCCGACCGGTCTTCTCCGTCGTAGTCCGCTATCCGATAGAACTCTCCGTGCTCCTCTACGATGGGACGGTAGAGGATGCCCATGACTTGGGGGAGGTGTTTGTCGAGGGATTCCTTGCAAAGAGTTTCGATGTCTGCGAACTCGGCCACCGTGATCCGTGAGAGGTTGGGGTGGAAGCCATAGCGTTGATCCAGCTCGATGATACGCTCGACGGGGTACTTGTCGTCGTACTTGTCGAGGATGCCACCGATAACACCCCCTATGTGCTGTATGTCTTTCTGTTCCATCGCCATGACCTGAGCGCGGTCCAGGTGGCAAAGGATGCAGATGGTACGGACGACCTGCTCCATCTCGTCCCCTTCGGGTATCGCTTGGATTTGGAGGTACTGGTCGACGGTGATGTCGTAGAGGTTCTCCGGGATGGTGATGGTCTTCTTCACGTTATCAAATAGACGAAAGAACGGGACATAAAAAAAGGCCCCGAAGGGCCTGTAGTTGGAGGGTGGTCATTTAAAAATTTTCATTGATTACTGCGCTCCAACCGTTTGCCGTCTTGCTAATCGTAGCCAAGCCAAAGTGAGTGGTGTCGGCGTAGGTCATGCAATGGGCGCAGTATTCGGCGTCGTTGCTAGGAATCGCATCCATTTTAGCGAGTTCAGTAGCGAGGGCGATGCGGGTTGTAGCTTGAATAGTCATGTCGTTGTGTGTTTGTTTGTCGTTGTTGACATAGCAAATATAC